AACCAAGGGGAACTAAAGAAAGCTCCGACAACAACGGCGACAAAGCCGTGTTAGAAACCGCTGCCCAATTCAACGGAGCGGTGATCGTAGAAAAGCCTCAGCTGCAGGGTAATCCAATGAGATTCCCAGATTTCTCCAGGAAGCTCAAGGGACCAGCCTGCAGACGGAGACACTCTTACGATCTTTGTGCACGTCTTTCGACGTTCAGCAAAGGGGATGGGCGATTTACTGCCGTTTAAAACTCCCCTCATAAGGGCTATATTATAGCCTGCGAAATGCTTAACCGGATTATCTGGAAAAGCACTCTTCCTAATCTCCATCCATGACCACGACTGAGTATTTCTACTGAATCGTGAAAATGGAGAAGATTGGAAGACATCTAAGGGAACCTCAAGAGCCGTATCAACGTTCCCCCTAAAAGGGCGAACAAAGAGCAGCTCTCTCGGAATGAGTGATACGAGAAAATCGCGGCACTCATAGAAGATACATTCCCATGTACCTTTCAACCTTAGAAGATTGCAAAACTTGAAAATGTTCTCGACAGAATCGAAAGCATAATCAAGACTTATGGGACGCACGTCCTTGCCTTCAAACCAATCTGCACCACACGACTCTCGGAATGGACCTGACAAAAAGGTCTTACTCCGATTGACTGTAAACCCGCAAATGGAAAGCAATTCCATTAAACGGGGTGCCACGGACGACCTAACGATTATATCGTCGCCATAAACAGAAAAATCATCTGTTGAAGCTCCGATTTCTCGCCCGGCCACGTGGCACAGTGACGCAAATATCAGCGTCTCGAGTGGAAAGCAGAAGCCGTTACCCATAGAAACAAACTTGTGATAAGGGAAAATATTTCCCTCAAGCTCGTAGCTATGGGAGCGAATGGAATCAAGAAAAGAAAACCATTCGTATGGTAGCATATATCGACAAAGCTCAATAGAAACGCTATCGCTAGCGGAACTAAGATCGATGGTGATATATGGATCAGCGATCCCATCTAAAGAACCCTCACGGGCCAGAAGTTGGTTTCGCGTTTGATCTGACAGATCGATACCGACTCTCTTCAATCGTTTCCTCATGAAGAGATCGACACCTTTCTGAACATAACCATTCAACAACGGCTCGACGGCTATAGTCCTTTCGGTCTTAGCAGTCTTGGGCACAAATGCGATTTTATTGTTGTTTACCATGCGTGCTCTCTCCTTGAAGCGATTAAATAATTCTTCGCGACAGGTGGAAAAGTAACGAGTATCTGATCTCTGATTTAACAGTTCACAGATATGGTCTTCGTTACCCATAGAAGCATATGCATAGTAAAAAGCGCTAGGAGTCACGGTCCAACTCTTTGAGAGAAGTTTTCTCGCAGAGTTGGTAGCATTCCCGTGGACACCGACAGACGCACCGGGACCAAAATCGCAGAGATTGTAAATGTCAGGAAGCTGTAAGGCTCCCAGACAATTACCAATCCACGCTCTAGCTCTTGAAAGAGATAGTTCGTGAGGACTCCTGTATTTTTGATACAAGGAGAATCGCCGATTAACTAACTGGCATTTACGCTCAGCTAGTTTAAAGGTGACTAGTGCTTTCCTTCTAGGGTCAAGACTTATAACCCCAGGTGGGAAAGGATACTTCCTTATAACTGCAGATAACTGATTCAGCAGACGATGCTCATCTGCCGTCCGAAACACTGTGGACGAGATTGAATCAGCAGCCTCTAGAAGACCATCAAAATCCTTGGAATTTAAAAGACCAAGGAGCTTGACAGCTTCTGGATGACTGATGGACCCCAACAAAGATCTGAGAAAAGTCTGGTAAGTTAACCAGGCCTTACTTCTCAGCTGGTTGTTGCAATTGCGTAACTGCTCCAACTTTCTGGATTTCATAACGATCTCCTTTATAGTTGAAACCGAACATCGTGTACGGTCCCATGATGATCCAAGCGATTAATACGAGAATAATCGCCGCAAGTACGGTGTTGACGTTCCCTTTCATCACTTATCCAGTGATGACGGAGTTTTTCACCATCGTCTTTGCCGCGGCACTCGCAAAGAATGCGCCGAGATCAGCACAGATCGAATCGATGTTCGCTGTCGATATGCCCACGGGAAGCGAAAACGACATCTCCGTGATGCTATCACCAGTGGTGGTAAGAGCACCCGTAAGAGTGTGAGTCCTTGTGAGCTTGAACGACATGCGCGTGACACCCGAAAATACGGCTGTCGGACGAGGCAAAACACGACCAATGCGAAAATCATCCTTCACAGAGGACGTGTGAGCCGGTCCGACATATCCAGCGGCATTAGTCGCCGGATACGCATCCAGGGTGTACGTCGAGGCGTTAACTGTTAACGACATGGGGTAAGTACCCTATAAAAAGTTAAAAAGAAGGGAAGGACAATCAATTAGAAACTAATTGAACGCAACCACTGAGATAACAAAGCGGATGCGTCAGCGACTCTGTTAAAGTGGTCAAAGCGGAAATCGCTCTTTATCACTAAAGCAAAGTCGTTTTCGTCCTTAACGACTCTGGATTTTTGGTCGTATACCATTAAATAGGTATCGGCTATAGATCCAGACAACGTCCACGTCAAAGGTTGGATGTTCGTATAACCAGTGGGATAATAGTAAGTACTAATTATCTCTCTTGTCGTAAGAACTCCGTGCTTCGACTCGACGTTCACCCTCGGAATGTTAGCGTAGATTAAATCACCTACGTTAGCAAACCAGTCTACCACAAACGAATAGCGGGTTAACTCCCAGGCCAATCCTACAACGTTATGGAACGTAAGTCCCAGTTCGTTAAATAAAGTAGGAGTGTACTTATCGTAGTGAGTTGCACGGCACGAAACTTGGTGCCCACGACTTACTCCGTAGCTAACGCGAAATGGTATCCAATCGAATGTACCGGTCGTAGAAAGATTCCGAGTCAGATTCCCGTTTGCACGGGAAGTGATCAGTTTAGGTTTCTTCCGATCTATATCATTCTTGAGGGCCTTCATAACAGCCTTGACATCGCTGACAAGTGGAGAAATTCCATAACGAAAGCGAAGCCATTCAGACGAGAGAAAGACAATTACGTCTTTCGACTGAGCCGCTACTTTCTTGTAACCTTTCTTACGCTTGCCATGGACCCGAAAGTCCTTGACAAACTTAATTACGTTTACAAGAGGTTCGCGGAGCATCTCATAAGATTGGTCAAGTTCGGCTAACGATTCAGAAAGGTTAGCCTTACCAGAACCACGCTTAGCAAGACATTCAGTATAGACCTCGTTGCGGAGTCCATCAATTTCGGGAGCTCCAATAACTGGAGAGTTAATGAAGTTTCCGACGTTAGATGGATAAATAAAAGCAAAGATAACGCCCGTATCAGTATACCAAGAATGAATATTGGGACTGGCGCAGGCGTTAGCTGTCGACTCGTGGGTAACGTTAGTATTACCAGAAGAAGTGTTGGTAATACGATAAGAAACGTAGGGATTTAATATAATCTCCCCGCGCTTCTTACGCTTCCAAAAGTCAGGCGTAACCTCGTCAACGGTCACAGTCTTATCTCCGACATAGACGTTAGAAGTATAAACCCCCTGATACGGATAATAGGAAATCCTATTAGCGCAAGAGAGGGGATATGCTTGCTGAGCGGCTGTTCCAAGAAGAGATAGTGAACCACGAGTACGGCTACGCATAGCTTTTAAACTCCGAAGTTGTTGAAGAAAGGTAGTTATTGCAAACTACCCAAATTATCACAGCATAACGATGAGTCCATGACTCAACATTTGCCGCCGCTTTTGGCGGGGACGCAGTTAAACGTCCGCCCGGCTTTCACCGGGAGAACCCTAAGGATCATCACAAATGTGATGG